CATATCGCTTATATGTAGCCAACGATATCCCAAATTCTTCGGCGGCTCGCTCCTGCGTCCAGTTCATCCCTCGACGCCATAATTTCAATTCATAACCCGTCATAGCATCCTCCGCGCACAATATTAACACTCGCAAAGTGTCAAAATGACACTTTGCGCACATCGTGTTTACTTAACGAGGAATAAAAATGGTTTATTGTTCGGCGGTGTAATCGGGGCTGGCTCGCTTTTGCTCATGCGATCAGTGTACCAGGCCAACTCCTTGTCAAAGTAAGCCTGATTAAAATAGGCCATGAATGTAGTTTCAAATCCATAACGACCGCTAATACGCAGCATCTGATTGCCGTTCTCTGTTTCCAGATATACCTGGGCACGTTCCTGATTCTCCTTCAGCCAGGTTAAAGCCTCATCGCATGAGGACACACGATACTCATCATCGTAGCAGTCATCGATGCGGCTTGAGGAAGAACGGCAAATCACGCCAACAGAACCAGCCAGGATAGTTTGAATTTTAAGGAAAGCGTTTTTGCGGATTTTAATCATGCTCATCGGGTTATCTCCGGTTTAACCAGGGCGGGTATCGCTCGGTTTCGGGTATAACCTTAGGAATTTTTTTCCCACCTGTAAAGCACTTTTTATATAAATATATAATTATATAATTCTATGAGCACAAAAAAGCCCCTTTGCAACAGGGGCTTATCATTCGTTCTGATCAGATGTTAAACGCTATTCGTTTTCCTGTGGGAAGCTCAACATCCAGGCTTAATTTGCCTCCCATAGCTTCAACGTAACGCTTTAATGTCGCCAGCTTTAAATCATTTCCGCGCTGCTCCAGCTTTGTTACTGCTGGCTGGCTTATACCCATCGCCTCAGCAACCTGTTTTTGTGATAACTGGAGTTCTTCACGCATCATCTGCAAGCCGACCTCAAGAATCATCTCATCTGCCATTTCTTTAATTCGCGCCTGGCTTTCCGGTGAACGGCTGGCAATCGCCTCATCTAATGTTCTCATTACTTGCTCTCCAGTGTGTTCAGATGTGCTGCAAACTCATCCTCAGCTATACGCACCAGTTTTTCATAAAACCGCTTATCGTTACTTTTGTCTCCTGCACAAAGAACGATGGCCCGGCGAATCGGATCGAACGCATAAAAGGCTCTTATCGGACGGCCAGAAAACTGAACGCGAAGCTCTTTCATATTTTTGTACCGAGAACCTTTTACGGTATCGGCATATGGCCTGGGTAACTCAGGTCCGTAAACCTGTAGCTTTTTCAAATCAGCCAAAACCTTTTCCTGAAGAGCGTCTTCTTGCTCATTTAGCCAGTCGTCAAATCGCTGGCTAAAAAGTACCGTCCACATGCTCAATCCTATAACCTGTAGTTTATATCACTAACTATATAACCCGTAGGTTATAATTTCAAGAAAAACGGGGCTATTTAACATAATGGACGTTATCGGCACCACCGGATCACCGTTCATTGTCGGATCTAAAAAATCCGCTCAAAAGATCATGTTTTCCTGGGCGTTTTCCACCGTTTTTTATGTTGCTTATTTGTTAATGAAATCTCGTTTTCAGTTTCGCCTCATTTTCGACGCGAAAGCCCTATTTTTGTGACTTTACTCCTGGCATATGGACTTCCCAGCGACGAATCCCCATAGCTGCGCAAAAATCAGCCACATAATTCAATCCCGCCCATTCGCGGATACCACCACGGGCTTTTTCAATGAAAACGGCAATCCCTTTTTTATTGAGAGCAAAAAGCCGCCAGCTTTTTGTCACTTCGTCCTGGGTAGCCACAACACAAGTGAAAGCTCCCATGCGATACAGGTCCAAGAACTCTTTGCGTGTTTTGCGTACAAGTTCCATAACAAACCTCATATTTGCATGTTTCAAACATCTGTTTTGTTATCAATGAAGATTAACCCTAACCCAGCGAAGTAACACAGCAGCGCCCAGGCTGCATACGGAATGCTGGATCTGGATGTGGACTCCTTTAACATCTGCCAGTTGCGAACATTGCGACTATCTTTTAAGCCAAGTTTTTTGGCCAACTGCGAGCCGCTCATTCCGGTCAGGCCAATGACAGCCCGAACTTCTCCACATGTAGGAGATTCCCATTCATCCGCTTTTTTTAAACAAGCCGGATTCAACATTTTTAAAACAGTATCTTTATCCATAACCATCTCCATTTATTATATCTACGATGGTAGGAAATCTTTTCCTATGTGGCAATAGAAATTTACTACATTGCGTATAAGACAAGTTTTCTATGTCTAATAGGAAATGATGTTTCTTACGTTTTATCGCGTTCTGATGGCTACTGTGTGCGTATTTATCGACGTTTATTGATAAGGCTCGCCCCTTCCTCCTGCAAAGCCCGGCCGTAGGCCTTATTTCGGCCTTATATAAATTGATTTTGTATAGTTCGAAACGCGCCGTTTCGAAAAGGATGATCAGGCTGCTCCATGCCTCCGGCAAGTGCCGGAGGAGGTATATTTGAGCGTAGCGACTCGAACCGGCGCGAGCTTTAGCTCGCTGCAAGGGCGAACATATTCACAGGCAAAGCCTGCGTAAGTTAAATAAAGAAAGTTTTAATAAAAGAAAGTGATTTTGCATTTATTTGTTTAGTGCATCTATTATAAAAAACCATTTGCATATACATATCAAAACTGTGGATAACTTTATTAGCCGATGCCTGTAAAGGCGATATTTTTGCTGTGTTCAGGTTTAGAGAAAATTAATTTAGATTGTTTTTTGAACAGATATTTTATTGCGACGTAGATAATCCTCCGGTAAAACCGGATTCATCATTCAGGTGGGTTAATGTTGGAGTGATTTCCAGGTCTTTCTTAGCCTGTTATAACGCTGCTCAACGAGGGAGCGTAAATATGCAAGGTCAGCACCAGGATACATGCCATCAGCAAATTCCTGGCTAACCTCTCTAGTGATTTGATGGCGAAGTTCGGCCTCTCCCTTTTCCTGAACAAGACGCGCAGCTCTCTCCGCTGCTTTCTGTTTTGCCTTTATCTCTCTGGCCGTCTTCCTCTGACGCCATACATTCTCCATCTGCTCCTGAATAACAATACGCTTATAATCAGCCTCCGTTATCGCTTTTTTAAGCCGTTCGCTATTCTTCGCATTGAAGTAATTAAGTTTCTGGCTAACCGCACGTCTCCATGCTTGTTCAGTAATACCAACTGTTTCCAGCAGTTGATCACGAATCTCGATTTTCGCTGGCCAATACTGTTTATTCACCCGATCCCAGCGACGCTCATAATCAATAAAACCTAACGCTTTCAGTTGCGACAACGCCCTTGTACAGCGCGTTATAGACTTGTTCCCAGCTTCGGATACGGTAGACAGGCCGCAAAAATCAGCCAACGCCTCAGCACTGGCCAGAACCCGCTTAGAAATGATGTTTACATGGTGCAAAATCGCAGCAATCACAGCATTAATCGCCCGACGACGATGCTCGTTTATCCGGCGTTTCCGCTCTGACGGTTGATTAACGTAGAACGCAACCTCACACGTAAGATCACGACCATTAATGCGCTGTAAAGCATCAGATAACACCAGCGGCAGCTTGTGCGTATGGTGCTTTGGAGGCTGGAACTCCGGCGACAAATTACAAACGTAAGCTGAACGTAGAGACGGCATTGGTCTATCCATATGTTCGCTCTTGCGTCCACGGAAAACCAACGTATAATGGGAGTTGTCGAGGCGCCCATGGTTAGTTGTTGGTTTTCCTTTCCGTGGATGTCGCAAGAAGCCCGCAGATTTATCTGCGGGCTTTTTGTTTCCATATCTGGTCACTTTTCAACCAGACACCCACAATCATAACCACGTTACGTGGTTTTAAGAGAACTCTACCACAACACTTTCGGTCATGCACGAAGTCTCTCACTGATCGAACGATAATCCACCAGTAAAAGGATCTAAATTGGATCTCGTTTTGCGAGCATCATACTACTGGCCTAACTCCAGTCAATGATTCCCAGCCGGAAACCTGCGGTAAAGCGTGGATAAGGTAACATCGAAGATAATCGCTATCCGCTTACGTGAAACACCATTCGCAATAAGCCTTCCGATCTGTTCCCATTGCTCTGGTGCCAATTTTGAGCGGCGTCCTCCTATCCTGCCGTTAGCCCTTGCCACCGCCAATCCTGCACGCGTTCTTTCAATCATATTTTCCCGCTCCATCTCTGCGACTGCACTCAGCATCGTGTAGGCAAAGCGGCCAATTGAAGTGCTAATTTTTATCCCTTCCGTAATCGAAATAAACTCAATGTTGTTTGATAAAAAATAGTTTAGTAAATCAACAAGATGAATCAGAGAACGCCCCATTCGGTCCAGCTTCCAGACAATAACCGTATCGCCCGGCCGTAACACCTTCAGTAGCTTATCAAGTCCTGGTCGTTTTGATTTAGCACCGGATATTTTATCTTCAAAAATCCGGTCACATCCTGAACTCCTGAGCGCCTCCAATTGTAATTCCAAATTCTGGTCAAAAGTTGACACCCTCGCATAACCATATTGCATACTTTCTAAACCGCGATTGTTGCTAAAAGCGGGAAAAAATATCGTTCAGACGACACAGAGGCAATTCGCAAAAACCTCGGTTTACGAGAACTCGGCACAAGCGGGGAGAAAATACCGTTACTCAGTACAGCGAATACCTGGACTAATAGACAAACATTCAGCGGTGGCCTTTCTGGGGAACTGTCCGGCAATGCCGCTACTGCAACAAAGCTGAAAACAGCACGAAAAATTGCTGGAGTTGGTTTTGATGGTTCTAGCGATATTTCAATTAGTGCCAAAAATGTCAATGCATTTGCACTCCGACAAACAGGTAATACTGTTAATGGTGATACATCCGTTGGATGGAATTGGGATAGTGGTGCATATAACGCCCTGATTGGTGGTGCATCTGCATTAATTCTTCACTTTAATATAAATGCTGGTAGCTGTCCTGCCGTACAATTCCGTGTGAATTATAAAAATGGTGGCATTTCCTACAGGTCGGCTCGTGATGGTTATGGGTTTGAATTAGGTTGGTCAGATTTCTATACCACGACACGAAAACCTTCAGCGGGAGATGTTGGTGCATATACGCGGGCAGAATGTAACTCAAGGTTTATTACAGGTATTCGCCTTGGCGGTCTGTCATCTGTTCAGACATGGAATGGTCCCGGCTGGTCTGACAGGTCAGGTTATGTCGTTACGGGTTCAGTTAACGGAAACCGTGATGAATTAATTGATA